GGAAATGTAACGACATACATTTCATGGCCTTCAATCTGGTAGCTGTATGCAATTGCATCGCCCGTGTATTGATCAATCAAAGACTGCTCAACCGCATGGGTAGAAATCCTCACCCAACTGTATCCCTGCATCATTTCAATCGTGCCATCACCCCGATTGTCTTTTGCCACGCAAACAAAACTATCACCAAGCCGCGCAACAGAAAATGGTGCGCCAAGACCGCTTTGGGAAGATGTGCCAGGAACTCTCTGAAACGGAAAAGTTGTGATACCAGCAATAACATTCCCAACGTCAGTCCAAACCTCGGTGGTTGTCTCGCCTAATAAATAAACTTGCCGATTGTTTACGATCATGCTAACCAAAAGGTCACTGTAGCCATCAGCCGTGCCGTAGAGGGCTAAAGATGATGACGCGGTGCCAAGGTCAGTACACGCCCAATTTTGCGTCCCTGGCTCGTTGTACAGAAAATAATTGTCCACTTGTTCTGTAACGCTTGCACCTTGCCACGGGCCATCAGTGCTTGCCAATGTTGCAAAGGTGTTTGTAGCAACAATCCAAGTGTACCGATTTGGACCGTCCACAATGTAGGCAGTCAATCCGTTATTGGTTGTGATGTTGTCGCTAATGGATACCTGCCCCGCAACGCTTGACAATGTGCCGATCAGTGTTGCCACCATGCCAGTGCTGACTGAGTACACACTTGAACCCGACACCGCAATCAGAATCATTCCACCTGACATCGTGTGAAGTCCACGAACTTCAGCAGCTGCGAGTTGTGTTTTCAGCAACAAGCCCGGGGTCGGATACAGCGCCACAATCCCACGTTCACCAGCTTGCTTAGTAGGATCAATCTCAGCAAAGAAATTAATGCACTCCTGATCGTTTTGGTAGATCGATGGGGTGGTGTATGAAGTACCGACAAAGCCAAAGTCTGCCATTACCTGAAGCCCCCATCCATTATGAAGCCAGCATCTCTAGCCCGACCTGTCATTAAGCTGTCAGGGTATCGTGCAATTTGAGGAGGCTTCATGTTGGTGCGCTTGATTGTTGCTTTGCCTTGTGCGGCATAAGCGTTAATCATTCCAATTTGAATCTGATTGACCTTGCCAAACATCGGTAAAAGTCGTTCAGCCAAGCACCACCGCAAAGCCATGTTATACCCTTGGGGCAGCTGGATGGTGTCGTTCAGGCTTTGGAATTCCCGAAAGATTGTCTGCGTAAACAAATGAAGCTCGCCCTGAGAAGGGTTAGGGTAAACATAAACCGTACCCAACAACTCTGAAGGCTGATAATAGATTCCTTTTGCCCAAGGGCCATTCAATTGCTTAATGCCAATAGACTCGTATTCTTCAAGGCTGAAGATCGTCAATGGATAGTCTAAGTAACCACCCGCAATGTTAGAGCCGCCTTGCATGGTCGCTACACGAACAAAGCCTGATTCAATCGTCAAGGGTCGTTCATAGTAGGCTGTAATCGTTGTGCTAGAGGCCGTTTGACTCGGGGATACAGTGTACGTGCCGCCCTCGTTAACGTTGCCACCAGCCCCCGTTATAAAGGCCACAATGCGGGTTCCCGCTGTGATGCCTGTGCCACTTAAAGTCATTCCAATGTTGATGCCACCCGCAGTCACGCCATTAGCAGGGACTGTAAGAGTAGTTCCCGCAATTGAGCCTGTAAAAGTGGCCCCCATTTGACCGCTTGGGCCAATCGTGTACTGAACTTGATTCTGAGTGGTTTGAAATATGATCTCTGATCGGTAAAAGACCATCATGTTTTCATTCGACCACTGAGCGCACATATCGTTCAGCATATCAAGAGCATCTTGCGCCTCATCAGCCGTTGGCACTTCACCAGCGGCTACAGCGCCAATGTCCTTCATGGCTCTGGTGATAATGTCAATCGGCTGAGTCATTTTCTATCCTTGCAGTCTAGCGGCTTGCGCTTTATAAGCCGCGATTACTTCAGCAGTGTGCATAGCAGCGCAGATGGCTTTAACTTTAGCATCCTCGCCGCTGTAGTCATCGCCTGGGGCAACAGTGTGGCGGTGAAATTTGCTGCTGATCTCAACGCCATCTTCTTTAATAGCGGTCTTGGTGCGAACTTGAAGTGTGCCGTTTTCAACAACTTCAATCAGATCAACAGAGATAACTTTTTCTAACATGATATTTCCTTGTTTCCAACCTAACCATCCAGTCAGGCATTAAGGTTTCCAGTTGTCCGAACTGGTACGGGTTAAGGTGTTCCTGACGTTGTGATGTATGAGAACGACCAAGAATACGTTTGAGCAGCAGCAACAGTAGATGCGTTAATAATCATATATACGCCACTTATAGTAGCGTTTCCAACAAATGGAAGAATGTTGGCTGTTGATTGAATTACAACACCGCCAATTCTTTCCCCATCTTCATCAAGATCGGCAATTGGGTAAGGCAAAGAAATCAATACGTTTGTTCCAACTGGTGATGAAACACTTGCAACAGTAACGCTGCCTTGAACGTGAACAACTTGGCCTGTTTTGGAATATCCACCAGTGTTTTGGGTAGGCTCTAAAGTAATTGTTCCTGAAGTGTTTGGTGTCATTGTGACTGTGTAAACGCTAACAAAATTTGATTGAATTTGATATTGCGATAAATGATCTACACGGCTTAATGAAACTGCATTATTGGGATATAAGGCCGCATCTGCAAACACTTTTAATGCTGTTGAAAACAACGGAACAGAATCATTTTCACCAGAATTTCCAAGAATCAAATTTCTGATAAATGTACAAGTTGATGCTGCTTCATTCACTAAACCAATAATGTAAGAGCCGCCACCAGAACTACCAAATAAATTATTTGTAATTTTTGCGCCATTAAATCCTGAACCGGCTATATATTTAGTTTCATATATACCAAATGCAGCAAAATAATTGTTGTCAATTAGAACAAAGGACAGACTACCATATATGGTACTACCAGCAATCTGTTCCGCGTTAGATTCAAAATAGCAATCACGAATCGTAACACCAACAGCGCCACCTAACAAATTAAAACCCATGCGCTTGCTACTTTGAATGGACATTCCATAAAAAAATGCGCCGTTGCATTGCTCAATTCTCACACTATCGTAACAATTTCCAATTGAACCGCCAATAAATACAATATCATTTGCGCCTATTCCTGCGCTAACTCCGTACATTCTTATGCCAGCATAACCCGCAGTTGATGCGTTATAAAAAGAATATACATTGTATGCTTTGCCTGTATAGGACGTTTGAAGATATATCCCATCGTAATTGCATTTTGTAACTTCAACGTCAAACATCATCCAAAAAGATGCGTAGATTGCAAGGCCAGTAGTATTTAACGAACTACCAAAAATGGTTAATCCGCTAAGTGAACAATGAAAAGATTGAGCAGGATCATTTGCTGAAGCAAGTCCCGGCCTACCCATTGATACCACAACGCCTGGATTGCCTGAAGCAACCAATTGAGTCGCAGATTTACCAGCACCTTTTATATTTACCCAAGCTGGAATAAAAATCGTGGCCGTAATTTTATATTTACCTTTGGGAATAAATACAGACCCTCCGGCAGTGCCATTCAAATCCCAAGGGTTGCCGGGAAGTGTTGGCGTTGCGGCAGCTATGGCAGCTTGAATGGCTGCTGTGCTGTCCGCTACTCCCGTTGGGTCTGCGCCGTAGTCCAGTACGTTTACATACGCACCATCAATCATTGAATACGAAACTTTGGTCAAAGACATTTTTATTCCTTACGCAATATACGCAAATTCCACATAAAAAGAAGTTCCTGCCTGAACAGTTGCTGCGTTCATGGTTATGTAAGTAGTAGCAAGACCGCTATTTATTAAAAGACCAGGCGTGATGTTTCCTGCACTAGTTGCAAAAACACCAAACGCGCCACCTGAACGACCAGCATTAGGGGAAATTGTAGCTGGCGTAAATGGTAATGTTGTAAGCAAAACGTATGTGCCGATCGGCAAAGACACAGATGCAACATCAATTAAACCATTGACAACTACGACACGGCCCACTTTAGTGTATGCCAATGTATTGTTAGAGCTAAGGGTAATTGAGCCAGAAGTGTTTGGAGTTAAAGTTGCGGTAAATGTACCTTCTTCATAATCAGCAAATAATTCGCTTGTGCCTAAACCCGATGTGGCAGAAAAGTCAATGCCTTGTCCACTTGCAACAATTACGCTGCCAGTAGTCAAAGTGAGTTGAGTTGCGCTAATTGCACGGCCTGCTGTTAAATTGGCAACAGATACTTGAACAGTTGCGCTGCTTTGCACGATGGGCAATACTTCCGTACCCGCAAGTGGGGTGGTGGAAGCTGGAAGCGCTGAAATCTTTTTATCTGCCATGATTAATCCAATCAGTAAAACATTACTTCAATAAGTGAAGTAAGAGGTGGTGCTTGTGAAAACGTGAGCGTTACATCGCTAACCGTATATGTATTCTTGTTTTGATACACGCCATTGATGTAAACAAACGTAAAGTTTTCTCCCAACGAAGCCGCGCTTAATGTAAATATTGTTTGCGATCCAGTGCCTGTAAAATTGTCTATTTGATAACTTGCAGCCCCGATTCCGCTTATGTTGTCATAAGTTCCGATCAGAACATTTGCAGATGTAAAGACAGAAAATTTATAAGTGCTTGCCAAAAGCCATACTTCCCCGCTTGGCACTCGTCCCGCTGAATCCAAAATAATCGGATTGGCATGGGCAATATTTCCAGCGGAGGTTGTGTAAGTTGTCTTTGGTGTGGATGTGCCAGCGGCATAAGTGTAGATTTTCCCACCCGCCAAGACTGTGCCATCGTTATTAAAGAATTGTGATGCTGCACCACCAATCGGGGATAAAAAAACAGCCATTTCATTTCCTCAATATAAACAATTATTAAAGCAAAATTCGTTTATTTTTGCGCCTAGTGTAGATGTATCTACCAAGTTGCAAGTAAAAATCCCAACCAGAGTTGTTTGAAACATTAACGTTTCCTTGGTTAATGAAAGCATTCCAAGTAGCCCCACCAATTGCGTTACTGTCTTGAATGGTAAGGTAGCTTACGGTGTTTGTACCACTGGCATCAGAGATGGTAGCTTGTGTGCCGGGTGTGGTGCTTTGCAAATATTTTGGATTTGTGCCTGATGTAACAAAAGACCCAACCGTGCTTGTGGTTCCAGCGGCTAGTTGCAGTGTGCCGTTAGTTAGGGTCAGTGTTTGGGTTGAGCCAAGCGTTAGGGCATCCGTGCATTGAACTATTGCTCCGGTAGCGTCAATTGTTACGCCAGTGTCAATTGTTTTTCCCGCGCTGGTAATTGTTTGTGTGCCTGATGTTTTTGCAAAAGTAAAACTACCAGAAATTGCCCCAAGCGTCATCCCACTTGATAAAACTAAATTTCCAAAATATCGACTGTTTGAAGCGTAAGTTAGCGTTCCAGTAAAACCAGTTAAATCAAAATTTAAAAATCTTGCCGACCCGCTTACCGTAATGGTATCCGACCCAGTGGTCACATAAATGTTCATGGCATTTGATTCAACTGCGCTAGTGGAAATTGGAATAAGAGTTCTTCCAGCGCCACTTGCAGTAACTTCAATTCTTGATGTTCCGGTGTAAGTGAAGTTTGTGGCTGTAGACATTGACAAGACGCTGCCTGTTGTAGAAGTCAAGACAATCTTGCCTGTACCAAAAGCTAATGTGCGGGTATTGCTATTGTTTGAACTCAACAATCCAGTTGTCAGCGTATAGCCGTTTAAATCTAACGTGCCGTTGGTCAGAGTTGCTGTACGAGTAGCGCCAGAAGTCAATGCGTCTTGAAGCTGCCAAGTGCCGCCTACACCGTTAAACGCAAATGGTCGGTCAAACACAACAGCAGCAGTGGTTATAGTTTTTGTACCAGAAGTGGCGGCAAAAGTTATTGTGCCTGTGCCAGCAGATTGCGTCATGCCCGTTGACGCTTTAAAATTTCCGTAAACACTTACTGTTGTTGCGCCTAATGCACCAGCCCATCCAGTTGGGTTTGTCCCGTCAGTAAAATCTAAATTACGCACTGACCCGCTAGTGACGTTTATTGAAGCAGTGCCTGCAATAACTTGAAACGAAATGCTATTGGCTTCCGTGACTGCCGTTGGTGTAATTGTCCTTGATAAAGTTGTAGTCGTAGAAGTGCAGATAACCTGTGGCGTACCAGTGACCGTCATGGTCGTAGCGCCAGTAAATATTGTGCCAGTGCTGTTCAACGAAATTGTGTTTGTGCCAAAGGCAAGCGTACCCGTAAATCCTGTGCAGGTCAGGGTCTGAACTGTTGGGCTGATATCTAGCGTGACAGAGCCAGCACCAGAAGAAGCATCTAATATTACAGCATCAATCGTACTAGGCACGGGTGCGCCAGACACACCACCAGAACTTGTAGACCAGTTAGTTGTGCTGTTCCAATCACCTGTACCGCCCGTAACCCAATACTTAGTTGCCATGTTTATTCCTCAACAGGTTCATCAACCACAGGTGGCGGGTTGTCAATAAAGTCGCTCCACTTGTCGTATCTGGCCTTTTTCATTGCCTCAATCTCGGCATCAGTCAGGCCGTGATTGTCAGCCAGATGCAAAGCATCAGAAAAGCCGTTGATAGTGAAGTCAATTTTAATCATGCTAAAAATCGCAATTTGTACAGGGTTCTTAGGTATATTTCAACGATATTATCTATCAATTGCTGAAGCGATGAGTCAGATTTATCACATATATCGTATCGAGCCGCTTCAATTTCTTCAAGTGAGTTTTGCAAAAACTCAATGATGTTGCTTGTCTTCTTGGCCGAGTTCAAAGTGATGGGGCCAATCAAACCGTACCTGCCTTGGTAGGCTTCGGCAAAGTCATCAGCCGCACCAACAATGCGTTCATAAAAAATATTGAGCGCCACATGCTTGCTGTAGCTGCGCGTGTTCAAGTGAACGCTGTGCGCTACATCCCGCGCCAAGAACAGCAAGCCTAGAAAATCACATGCTTTCATTGCGGCATCCCCATTGGTTGTTCTGGTTGCATAGGCATAGATTCCTCACGCATCTCAGGCATCATGCTTTGTGACTCCATCGCCGCTGCAACCACACCCATAGCAATGTCTTGAATCTGCTGCTCACTCATGCCGGCCTGCACCGCCGATATACGCTTGGTTTCGGCTTCGTACATCTTAACTTCTGCCTCAAAATCCTTGCGCTGCTGCTCTTGTATCTCAATGGACTTGCCCACATTCTGAATCATTGTGTGCATCTGCTCCATCTCAGCGCCCATAGCCTCCATCTGCTGCTGCGCGGCCTGCAATGCTGGGTTCTCATCCGCATCCGACAAAAACTTGGGATCAATGGTCTTGGCAAAGCGTTTGGACATCTCTTGGGCACCCGGCCAGTCCATGTTCTTCACAAACAAGTCACCTGCCACTTGCCACAGTTGGGGGTTACCTTGGAGCAGTTGTGCCATTGCTTCAAGCGCCTCTTGACGTTTGGTCGCGTAGCCAGGGCCGGTGGTCGCCACAACATCGTACTTGCCCACACCAGGGTTGTAGATTTTCTCAATTACAACCCCGTTTTGGTCTACGATCTTGTTGACCGGCTCGGGCTGGTCAGGGTTGATCTTGACCATCTTGGTCTCGCCGTCCTCACCAATGATGCGAGCAATACGCTGTGTGTCGTAAATCTTAGGAATCAAATCCACCAATTGACGCGCCACATGCCGCACGGCGCGGGTGAGGTTGTCACCATAGTGGTAAGTGCCCACATCGCCCTCTCGCTGACGCGCAAGAATGGCTTTGCCCGAACGCTCATTGGATGTCATCCCCAAACTTGCGTTGTATTGTCCAGTGGTTGACTTGATGTCTTCCGATGCACCTGCTTTGGCCTGCAACAGACCGCTAGAAGCCATTGGCGGCTGCGCCCTTTGGGGCAGTGGCAAAACAGCGCCTTGGCCGTCAGTCACATCAGGATTTACTTCAAGGTAAGGCCAATTGTTGGTGTTTGCCGTCTTCCACTTGTCTTCATAACCCTCAAACTGACCGCCATAACCAATAAATGGCGCTTTAGGCGCAAGTGCCAGCATCTCAGCCTCTTGGCTTACCCAATAGTTGTACATGCGCTGTGCATCTTTGGCGTTTCTGACCAAACCAGACACATACAAACGGCCATCCACCTCAAATTCATTGCCAACAACACGGATAACAGGTATCCACTTGCCTGCCCACTCTTTTTCTTCAAGGATTTCGTAGCCGTTGATCTTGCAATACTTGACCCGAGGGCGCTCAGACTCACGCGACTTGATTGGCTTGCCAAACATGTCCTTAAGCATCTTGTCTTCAGGCGTATTTGCAAAGGCCGACTGGTTCCCAGGGTACAAATTCAGCGTAGTTACGTCATACTCAATGTAATAATACCCCGCAATACGCACGGTATCCTCATTCAACCAGTTGCTGATCGACTGATCGCCCACGCCGAGGGACTGCAAAGTAGAAATAGGCGCAGCATCAGGATACTGGCGCTCATATTCTGCTTTTGTCAGGTCTTCGGTGATAAAGCAATACGTTGCATCTGCACCCGTAGGGTCTTGAATCAATGGATCCATGTAGACGCTAAAACTGTTGCGTACACGGCCAATCTTAATGTCCTGATCGAATGTATTGTCATCGCAATACTCAGTCATCAGGGTGATGTACCCCTCACCATAAGACACCTGATTCTCGCAAGCCGTGTCATACGCCACATCCGCATCAGAGATGTACTCAATGTGCCGAATCATGCCGTTAAAAATCTCAGCCACCTGCACATCAGCCTGATCGTCCACAGGAATGACCTTGGCCCCTGGCCGGTTCTGCCGCATGTCGTTTGTAACTTGGCGCACATGCTGCGGCAACTTGTTAATCGTCAACGTTGGCCGCGCATTAATTGTCTGCCCCTGCACCGCACCCCGAGTTGCCAAAACATCAGCAGGCCACTGCCAGTGATTGTCAGGCGAGCCAGCATAAAAGCGCAGGTCGTCTATCTCATCTTCACGCGACTCAGCCAATGCCGACACCGCCATGTCCAAACGGCTACGAGCCGTGGTCAGAATGTCTGAGTCAGACTTTAGTGGTTTGCCGCCAGCAGCTACATTAGCCGCAGCGACCATTCCGGTTGGATCAGCCATTACTTCTTCTTAGCCGTCTTAGCCGAATCTTTAAAGTCCTTGGCCGTAGGCGCTGCCTTACTGCCCACCTTGTTCATCTTCTCGCCAGAACCAGCCTTGATGCGCTCTTGTTTGGCATTGATGTTGGCATAAAGCCCAGGTTTAGTAGATTTCATGATTTAGCACTTCCATCGTTGCATTGACGCTTTTGCACGGCTACCTTTTTCAGACTTTTCTGCGATAGGAGCCATTCTTGCACAAAATGAATCCTTGCGCCCCTGATCTGCCTTGGTCTTAGGATTAGGCGCTGGCGCTTTCAAATTCGACCCCGTGGCCGCATTGTACTTCTCGCGCCCCTTGGCCGTCAAACCCGCGCCCTTAGACACCGGCAATTTCTCACCGCGTCCAACTGATAGAGATACTGATTTTTTCATTTAAGAACCCATCCAACTGGTTGTTACAAAACTACGGTCGTATGTCCGTAGTGTACGAGTTTTCTCACTGTACTCCCTGTGCGCCACAGGAAAAGCAAACGTCACACATATCGCATCCGCAGCATCAGGACTTGCCAACCCCCTCTGCTTCATGTCCTTCTTAGACTCCAAAAATATAGTCCCCTTGGAGTCAGGCTTGATCATAGGCGAAATCAAATCCGTCTTCAAGAACCTGTCCTTGGGAATGCTTGCCGTGCGTAGCCAATCCTTCATCTTCCCCCACATCTCAGCCCTCTTGTTGCCATACATAATAGGGTTAGCCGACTTGTTCCCAAAGTTCACCCCCTTAATCTTATACCGCTGCTCCTTCAGCCTGTCCACAATCCCCGCACCCAACCCCCCCTCATCAATCACCACCAGCGCAGGTTTCCACTCCTCAATCGCCTCAATAATATGCCCCACCACCGTCATCGTGTCATCCCCCCGATGCCGCATGATCTTCACAATGTCCCGCCCCTGCCTCACTGCAATCACCGTAGCATCCGCACCAAACCGCGCAGGGTCCACACCAATAATAATCGGCGCAGTCTCATCCTTGTACTTCTCCCTTGCCATCGCCTCATCCACAATGTCAGCAGGTATAAACTGATCATCCCCCTCACTCGGAAACATCCCATACACCTCCACATGCGCTTGTGAACTCTCCGCACCATACTCCTGAATAATCCTCTCATACACCGCCTTGTCCGTCCCCTCCACCGTCCGTGCATCCACCACCCTAGTCGCCCAAAAATCCCTCTTACTGTTAAAGCACTCGTAAAAATACCCCGTATTGCGCCTTGGGTTACTGAACGCTAACCAAAACCTATTGGGCGTGTTCTCCGTAAAAAATCCACCAGTAACAGACCATATCGGATCCGCAATACCGGACGCCTCATCAAAGATCACCAACACACCATCATAGTTGTGCACCCCCGCATACGCATCCGGATTCTCCTCACTCCACAACCGACCCTCCACACCCCAATACCTCGTCCCCTTCTTCAAATCCCCCTCCACCAATTCAGTCAACCACTTTGCAGGTGCCAACCTTGTCGCACTCACCTCAAACCAATGCGAGTTAAGTGACATAGCCAACCACTTGGTTATCTCAGCCCAAGTAATACTCCTTAATTGATTCTCCGAGTTAGCCGAGATAATAGTAGTCGAACCAATCCTTGTGGTTAACATCCATATAGTTAACCATGAAACTAATGCCGACTTACCTATCCCCCGTCCACTAGATATAGCTTCTTGCAATACCTTGTACATTATTTCTTGGTTAGAGGTTGGGTTAGAAACTTGGTTAGAAACTCCACCAGTAGATAAATTATTATTAACCTTAATATGGTCAGTAATATCTTGCAGTATCTCTCTCTGCCATTTTCTTGGACCAGAGAAATGCTCCAAAGGCGTACCTTTTACACCCCACGGAAATACATACCTTACAAACGCCAGTGGATTATCCTTTAACGTAGGACTCCAAAGCCTTGCCATTAACTCTTGCTCATCTTCTGGTTTGTAGATTGTGGTTTGCATAAAAATAATGCCGAAGGCATTTGTTTATTTTAAAAAATTAGAAAAAATTAAAAATTGTTTGTGGGGTATCCGTCACCGTGGCCCATCAGCCCTCGGCCCTACCCCCCCCTGCATCGGCTGAATCGGCGTGCGTGATGCACGGTACATCAACGATATCGACCAGGCGAGACTGGGCGGCTGCTAGTGCGCCCGTGATGCTGATACGTGAGTCGGTCACGCTTACGTCAAGCCTGTCGCCATACTTATTAGGTGCGAGCTTGGAAAGTATCCAGCGCCTTGCATCAATTTGCAGTTGACGCTGCCTGACCATGCCGGGATCCGTTGCCCCATTTTCAAGCGTAGGGACTGGGGAATCCGCCAGGGTGAGAATCTGGTCGACCATAGCGTCAAGCAGTCCTTCACGGGCGCGCGCATATCGTTCGTTAAGCTCGCGGTCGGCAGTCACCCAGTCGATCCAAGTACTTGCACCGATACCGGCTTTAATGCACGACTGCCGCATCGATAAACCCGACACCATTCCATCAAGCACAATTTGTGCTGCTGCTGTTCGATCTTCTATTGCATACGCCATTTTTCAATCTCCTAATAACCCACCAGTCAATAATTCTCCCACAATTCCCAACCCAACTCAAACCATAGGGTTTACCCTTGGTTTTAGTGTCTGCATCGTTTGAATCGTTGCATCACTCTTAAGAGTGTGATGCAATACATTCAAAAAACGACGCTTTTGCCCCTTTTTGCATCGATGCACTGATACGCATCGATTCAACCGATTCAAACTAATTCAACCCAAAACATAGGGTAAACACCTAGAAAATAGTGCAATAAAACCTATTGCATGGTGTTGCAAAATCCGTTACACTAGATACATGGTGCAGCAATAGTGCGGCATCTAAACTCAAAGGATAGAACATCATGACACAAGTCAACTCTACAACCCACCCAGAACTTTTCGCGGCCATGGACGCCGCCGCCGCGGCGTATTGGGCATACCCAAGCCCCGAATGGCAAGACGCCTTTATTGATGCGTGGCTCGAAAGCCACCCTGAGCAAGATAGTGCCGAAGCCTGACAGCCTCACTT